ATAAATTCTTCAATGTCAGGATGCCAAACATCAAGAACCAGCATCTGTGCGCCTTTTCTAATTTTGGTCTTTTCATTCTTCTTTTTCTCACCAAGAATTTTAGTAGACCCCATGGTAATAATTTCGGAACTCTTATCCCACAATTCCATAAACTTTAGAACACCTGGGGAGCGAGAACCAATTCCTTCAATATACAATCCTGCCGGACGAATAAACGAAGCATTCAGGCCGTAACCGCCTTCTGACTGGAGCGTTCGCGCCTGTGCTTTCAAAAGACTATAAATTCCTTCAATCGAGTCAGGGTCTTTCATTCCGATATCGCCAGGATTGTGAACATAACAATTATAAAGAGTGGTTTTGTTTCTACCACCAACACCCATATTTGCCATTATTCGACCACCAGCAACAAACTTATCATTTTCAAAAAGGTTGTAAAATTTCTTTTCTATTTCGTCTTTCTGTTCATCTTTTTCTGAAGAAGCAGCTGTTTTCGCGCAGCGGCTCCACAACTGCTCTCTCTCTGTTTCATTCGGTGCTTTATAATTCTTTTCCCAAGTGTCTACAGAAAGGCTATCATATTTATATCCCATCGTTTTCTCCTCTTCTCCTTCAGTAAAACAGATTTTTTTCTGTTAGTATTTTAAACTCATACCCTTTTTGCTTACAGAATTCATTTGCGACAGCCCATTTATTTTGATTTTTTATAAACTCTTTCATTTCATTTACATATCTTATTACGGCTGGTCTTGATTTCTTTTTTGGCTCTTTGGGTTGGATTGTCATTCTATTTGGTTTTATTTCGATGATGTAGGTTTTGGTTTTTCCTTGTTCATCTATTAATTCAACATGAAAATCAATATAATATTTGTGTTGTTTGTTATCTACAAGTTCACATGTCCAATCTGGCAAACCTGGGACCATTTTGTTAACATATTGAATACAATACGGTTCATAAGCCCACCTAACTACATTTGCGTTCTTATCACACCATTCCATCATTCTTAGTTCAAAAGCTGATTTATGTTCTGGATGTTTTGGTCCGAAATATTTTTGAGCATTTATTAGATTGTATTTTCTTCGGTCATAATTTCGTGGTTCGTGGTGACGCAAGGTTCGCTCCGTTTCAGCATTTCGGAAAGTTCTTGAACATCTTCTAACATTGCTGAGAGCTTGTGTTTGATGAAGAAGTTAAACAATTTCCGACCATCTAAAGGTTTGTAGGAATATTTATTATACTCATCCTTGATAACTGTTTCGATTTCTTTAGGGATGAAGTTGAAATCTATTAGTTGTCTATTTCTTGTGTAGTTTGCCATTAGAACTGTATTTGTTGTGACTGTGATGAGTCCTTCGTTAATAAGTTTAGCGGCTTTAACTGGTCCGCATTTTGGCATGATTCCTGGAATATTATCTCCTGCGTCACCTGTCAAAACTTTAATGTTTAGTTCTTGGATTGGGTTTGTTACGTTGAAATATTTCTTGTTAATTGGGTCATATTGTTTGACATTTTGATATTGTAAAAGTTGATTCAAATCTTTATCAGTTGAAACGATAACAATGTTTGTCTTGATAACATCTTTTGAAAGAATAGCGATAATATCATCAGCTTCACATTTTTCAATTCTGATAAAAGCAATGTTTGTAAGTGTATTCTTTAGGTCTTCGAAAAAGATTTCTACGACTTGAAAGAACTTATCAAAGTCAACAGCGGACGCATCTCTTGATACTTTTCTATTAGCCTTATATTCTTTATAGACATCTTTTCTCCATGAAGATTTATCCATGGCGATGATGATATGTTTAGGAGCGAATTCTTTAATAGTTGTCATGATAGACTTGGTGAAAAGAAACTTCCAATATGAGAAATCTGTTTCATTGATATCTTCGTGGAACTTCTTTGAATGAGATAGAGCCACGAACAAAACTCTGAAAATGAAATTGTGGCAGTCAAGTATTAAGGTTGGTCCCTCATTCTTATTGGACTTTTTTACGAATTTAGTTAGGGTCATTTGGGCTTCTTTCTCTACATCTATCTTAACAATGGATAAATATTTAGTGTAAAGGAAATATATGAAATTCGCAGACTTACTTGAGCAAGAACCATCGTTTAATGTTGAAAAATTAGAACCAATCAAACCTGAGCCACCTAAAGAAGAAGTTCAACCAATCATTAAGAAAGAAAAGGTTGAGCCTGTAGATGTTGATAGGGAAGTTTATTTAGAATTTAATAAACAGATGCTTGGTATTTTGGCTGACGTAAACAAGATAATGCTACTTGCGAGTAAGAGAAAGATTGGAGTTAATCTGGTGAAGGCTTTGTGGGACTTGAGTGTAAAAGTTTTAGCTTACCGGAAATTTTTAAGTAACAAGAACATTGTAACTCAAGGTGGAACTGCTCAAAGAATTATGAGAAATCAGAGAAAGTTTCAACAGCTAATTCTAAGTCAATTCATTCCATTTATTTCTATTGATAAAAATATGTCTGCTGAGTTTGTAAATCAGTTCAATAAAAAAGCCTGAGTTTTTGGCCCAGGCTTCATTTTCAAAATTTCAATTAAAACTTACAGTAGCCAGTTTGTAGCATCGTAATAAGATTCGGAAATCTCTTTCTTAGCTTTCTTTTTCTTCTTTGGCTTCTCTTCTGATTCTTCTTCAGAAGTTTCGTCATCAGCAGAAGTTTCTTTGTCTTCTTCGGAATCTTCTTTCTTCTCAAAATTCCACTTCTTTTCTTTCTTAGCTTCGTCAATAGTTTCTTCCGAAAAATGCTCAAGAATCATTTCAAGACCAGCTTCGGATTCGGTCATAACGAACTTGGCAACTTTCTTAGAAACTCTATCAACAATGTCATTTAGAATAGTTGGTTCGAATGTAGTCTTGACTTTATTGACAAGAGTTAGGAGGCTCTTAACATCTTCCTTGTCCATTTCATCAGATAGTTCAGTCTTTAGTTTCTTAAATGCGCGTTCAAGATTTGGGAGTTTTTCTTTAGCGTCAGCAACTTTCTGTTCCAATTCTTTCTTAGCATCGTCGTCGCCAGAAATCTTGAAGTTATGAAGGAATTCTTGAGCACGAACAGAGGCTTCGCCAATATCTTTTAGAAGCTTGAAATACTTTGTTGTCTTTGAATTCTTATTTTCTTCATCTTCCTTAGCCTGACGTTCTTTTTCATCCTGCTTAATTTTCTTATCTTTCTTCTCGTCTTCACTGTCTCTATCAAAACTGGTTCTGTCACCATAAGTAGCAGCAATCCAATCATGTGTTAGAGTGTCAAGTTTATCAGCAACAAACTTTAGTTTAGGTAGCTTAATAAGTTCACTGTTTCCCTTAACAATGTGAATTAGATTGTCAATAGCGATAGCCAAACTTTCCTGAGATAGAGTGTCGCTTTGAGTAAGAATCTTTTCAATGGTATCATCAACATGTTTCTTTACTTTAGGAGTATATGTTTCTGAAGCTCCAGCTCTTGCTTTAACATCAGCAAGCTCACCCTTGATTGCTTCTACATATTTCAGAATTTCTTTAGTGTTCATTTATAATTCCTCTGTATGCTAATATTTATAAATACTACCAAGAGGAATATTTATGAATGATAATTCTTTAGATTTTATTATCGAAGCTGAAAAGGTTCGTAAGATAACTATCGAAAACATGAAGAAAGAAGCAGCTATCAAACAAAACGAAGAAGCTGCTCGTAAAGCTAAAGATGTGACTAAAACATATAAAACAGCGGACTATCTATTGGATGTCCGAGGAGAAAAGTAAAAATGAATAATCTTGAAGAAGCTGCTGCTCTATTTGGACTTGTTTGTGAAGGTCAGGAAGAGAAGATTGTAGCAAATAACGTAAAGAATGCCCGGATTGTTGTTCGTGAACTTACCGAAGCTATCAACAAAGCTAAGGCTGCAAATTCCAAGGGTGAGAAGGAACGGTTTATTGAAGATGCTATTAAGAAATGTAATCTAATCGTTTCTAATCTTCAAGCTGCTCTGGACTATTCTAAAGAACATTCTGGTTCAGGCTTCTAAAAATGAAATTTCGCGAACATCTGAAAACTAATGATGGAATTGAAAAGTTACTAACCAATCTCCATAAAGATATTAGCGAATTAACAAACCCATCTACAGCCGAATTTGTTGTAGATGAACTTCTATCAACTAAGAGAACAAACACTCTTGGTTTAGAAGGAGTTGTTCACGAAGTATTAACAGGTGTTCGCCCGGAAGATTTTGAACTCGCTGACAAAGAAGGCGAAGTTGATGAGAAGGCATATCAAGCAAAAATTAATGAACTGAAGAATAAAAATCCAAGGTTTAAGTCTGTATGTATTCGTATGGAACTTGCTCTCGAAAATATGAAGAAGGCTAAAAAGAAATGAAATTTCGTCAAGTTTATTTTATGGAAGATTCGTTACCAGACTTTGTTGAAGTTTCTGGTAAAAACCGCCCAACTAAAAATGAACTTGGAGATTTTATCAGTTCAACTATTGAAGGCGTAATAAGCTTTTGGAAATGGTTTGGAGATTCTAAAACTGTAGATTCAAAAGGAAGACCAAAAGTTTTCTATCATCAGTCGCAAACAAAAATAGCTGAATTTTTCAAAACCAAAGGTATTAAACGACCAACATATTCACAAGCCAAAGAAGGTATCTATTTCTCAGATGATAAGAATGTAACAGAAGCGAAATATAAGAAGAATGATAAAGGACAATTAGTTTCAGCATATTTGAAAATAGAAAATCCGTTAGATATGGGGTCATACGACTCTATGTATTTTGATGGGACTAAAGTTCAATATTCGAAAATAATAACGTCAAATTTCAAAAAGAGTATGGCTGGTGAGAAGGAAGATGCCGAACCTGATATTATTCTATATACAATATCTAAAAAAGCCTCTAATTGGATGAGTAAAAAAGGTTATGATGGACTAATGGGTGCTGATGGAGAACACAAAGAAATAGTTGTATTTAATCCAGCCCAGATAAAGGCTACAAACAATTCTGGCAATTTTTCTAATACAAAATATATTTATGAAATGCCCAGCCTAATATCTTATTCCAATGATGATGAGGATATAGTAAAGAAAGCTGAGAAATATTACAACGATTCAATAGAAATAGATTATGATACAAAAAGCCGAATAACATACACACTATGTAAAGATAAAAGCCACCATGGAATATATTTAATCATTCAAGATGAAGATGATGAATTTATTGGTTACATAAAAGCCAACCCATTTTATAAATTACAAAATGCTATACAAATTCAAATGACCGAAATAGTTGATGGTAGACAAGGCGAGCGTATTGGAACTAATGCTTATACATATCTACTATCTAAATATAATTATATTGTGTCTGACGAACAATTAACCGATGGTTCTGTAAATCTTTATCACAAATTATCAGAGAAATTCACTCCGAAAATTTATGTTAAAGACGAAGGATTGGTCAACTCAGATTTTACTAAATGGACCGAAGAAGATATTAAGAAATATGACTATCGCGAAGATGTGTATTTCGTTTTAGAAAGAAAATAATGAAAATAGTTGGAATAGACGCATCTCCACATTCAACTGGATTGGCGAAATTTACTTTAGACGAGAACCTAAACATTTTAGAAATAGAACGTTTAGGTTTCTTTGGTTATACAACTCCAAAGAAAAAGAAAGACTGGGAAGTTCCAAGTTTCAAAAATATCGTCTCTTATGACGAAGACAAATATGACTTTTATAATAGAACAATGATGATGATGGAACATATTTGGCCATTTATTGAAGATTGCGAGTATGTTTGTGAAGAAGATTATTCTCTGTATGGGAGTGGATTGTTGAATCAAATTTTTGACTTCAGTTCTCAAATCAAATTCCAAGCTTTGAGAAATGGTAGCAAATTAAGATTGATTGAACCACTAACTCTGAAAATGTTTGCTACCAATTCTGGAAAAGCTCAGAAGCCGGAAATGTTTGATGCGTTTGTTTCGAATTCAAATTCACACATGTTAGATTTGTCTGACTTACCACAAATAAAAGTTCATGGAAAAGGTCAATTTGCTGGGTTGCGAAACAAGGATGGTATAAGTCCTTTAAGTGATATAATTGACGCTTTTTGGCTCGGAATGTTACTCGTTGAAGAATTGAGAATACGAAAAGGGACTAAGCAGTTGTCTGACTTAGCCCCGCATCACTCACATATTTTATCAAGAAAAACTAAAGCTAATCCCATTCCAATCTATAAGAAAGATTTTATAAAGAAGAATTGATAATATATTTGTCTCCAACAACAGATGGTGTTTTAATCACAACCGTTGTTGAATCTTCTAAACATTCAAAATCTGTAGACTCGTTGGGTAGTATTTCAACAATATCTCCATCGTAATATGTAACGCCGTTCATTTTAACAATACCCGAAACAACGATTGTATATTCTGTTGCTATTTTATGAACGTGTCTTATTTCACAATCTCCCTTTTCGTATTTTTTTATCGCAACTTCAATATCTTTATTTTTCATCAATGCTGGAGAAAAATCACCAATAACCCAACCCAATTTGAAATTCCTTAAAAAGTGTTGATTCATTTTTTATACACCGACATAAACGATTCCAAATCTTCTGGTGTTCCTAAACCAAACATCTTTTCGATATTGAATGTCTTAATTCGTTTTCCGTCAGCTATGGCTTCATTATAAACTGGAGCAACATAAAATTCCCCCTGTCCATTGAAATTTTGCCCATACCGAATGTTTTTAGATATCATTTGTTCAGCATATCTAACATAATCCGAACCTTTGGAATAATAATAAATTCCGACTGTAGCTTGATTACTAATTACTTCTTTTTCTTTTATTTCTGAAACATTCCCAAATTCGTCAGTTTTCACATAACTCCATTTAGGGTGAGTATTTTCAAAACATATAATTGAACCATCAATATTAGGATTGTTTATTGAATGATAAAATTCCCCCGCCTCCCACTCAATAAATTGGTCAGAATTAGCAATTAACAATTCCATATCATTGTTTATAAACTGTTTAGCTAAAAGAGTTGTGCAGGCAGCTCCTTCTGTTAACGAATCAACCTCAACAATTTTACAATTTGGTGTTATTTGATTAAGCATGGATGAGATGTTATATTTGTCATTATGTTCTTTTCTAACCAAATATATAAAATTAGCATCGACATTTAGATTCTCAACGACCTTCTGAATCATCGGAATACCATTAACTTCAATTAATGGTTTTGGAAATGTATATCCCGCTTTCGCAAATCTCGAACCTTCACCTGCCATAGGAATAAGGACATTTAGGTTTTTATTTTCCCACTTCATCTTTACTTCTTTCTTTGTTGTATATAACTTTATTCGTTCCAGTGTTACTTCTGCTGTGTTTTTAACAGGACATAGAATAGCTCCAGAATCAAATGCCGCTTGTCTACCAACATACGAGTCTTCTACAATGATTGTATTCTTTGGAGAAATGCCAAACCGAGACATACATTTTAGATACATTTGAGGATTTGGTTTTGGATATTCAACATCTTCATTTGAAACAATCAAAGATACATATCCTGTTAGTCTTTTAGCCTCAAGTATTATATCTATAGTTTTTCTTATCGAATTAGAAGCAACACAAATCTTTATATTTCTGGAAATCAAATAACGAAAAATCTCTATGAGTTTCTCATCTCTATCAACTGTTTTAATTAGATTTTCTAGAGTTATCTCTTGTTTTCTCTTCCAAATTTCTTCGTGTTTATTTTCTGGAAGATTTTTGTATTTTGTTAACATTTCCAATTTTTTAGATGTTGGGAGTCCATCGTATATAGTGTTATGCTCTTCTTCCGTTATTATATATTCGGTTCCAATTTCTGAAAGAGCCTGGTTAAAACAGTTGTAGTGTAATTCGCGAGAATCTATTAAAACACCATCCAAATCAAATATTACTAAATTTATCATAAAACATTTCCTATACGTTCAACAATATCTTTAAATACCATTTTACTATTCAGATGACAATAATCAATAAAATATTCCATTTTTGTTAAATTGTTTTTGTCCACAAGTAAATCATAAAAATTAATAAATGGTATTCCATTCTTATTACACAATTTTTCACATACAGAATTCCAAACAACACAAATATTATTTCTAAAATACACATCACCGACAACATATTGTTCATTTTCCTTATCCGGAATAATACATGTCGGATGTGTTGAAAAATGAATACATTTGTAGCCATCCGAAATCAATTTTTTATATGATTCAAACAACCGTTCAACACATTCAACGACAATTTCTTCAATATTATCAACAGACACAATCCTCATTGGTAGATGTAGACGACAATCAACCTCTCCAAGAATTAATGATATATAATCACCAACGCAAATATCCTGTAATTGTTGATAGACTTTGTATAAATGATTGTCTTTAAAATTATAAGCAATAGTTGGACCCAGATGATATAGTTTAAATATGTCATTTTTGCTTTCAAATGACAAATAATCACAATTAGAAAATGTATTCACATGACTATTTCCAAAACAATGTATCATACAAACACTACTCCGGTATCTTGAACCATATTTAAATGCGAATCGTTCCATTCTTCAAAATCCCATTTATCATACGATATTGTGTTGAAAAAATCTCTAACATCTTGTAACCTAGTATCCCAAATATTATCAAATACAATTATTGTTGGAGTTTTTGATTTTATAGACAGCGCGTGTTCAAAATCTCTTTTAACGCCTTCAAACGAATGGTCACCATCCAAGAATATAAAATCATATCCGCCAATCGGAGAAATCTCCCTCAAAATTTTTTCATTCTTTTCGAAAATATCATCATTTGTAAAATTTGAAAAATCTTTAAACACCACTCCAGTATCTTGATATTTCCAAGAATCATAAGAAGTGTTATATGAATACCAAAAACGAGGCGTTATTCTTTTATGTAACCCTTCAGCAGTCCCTAATCCATCATATCCACCATATTTTATATCGTAACTATGAACAATCCCCTCTTCCCCGATATAATTATCCATAGCTGTCGCCATAGCTGTAGAACTTTCATAGTGCCAAGACCCGATTTCCAAAACCGACTTTGGTTTATACATGCGAACTAATGTGTTCACACAAGCGCGGCAATGTGTAGCACACCCAGCATATTTAGTCCCTTGTAATATACCATTTTCTGGTCCATTATCTACATAAAATTTATAAAAATTCTCTTTTAAGTAATCCGAATTATACATATCCTTCTCCATATTTGTAAACCGATGTCTTTTTGTTTTAATAGAATAATCATCAATAGAAAACTTATATTTATTGTTTCATTTGATTGCTCCATTCAAAAAACTTAAATACGAATCATTAAGATGACTTACGGTTTCTCCAAAATCATATTTTCTATAAACATCATTAAATAATGTTGTTTTGTATGAACTTAGATATATATTATTTTTAATCCAATATAAATCCAATCCATTTTGAAGTTCATATAAAATAAAGTTAGGCGGGTCAATACTATTTTTTATAAACGAATACGTTATCAAAATTTCCGGGACTGAGCAAAATATGTCAGACACATCCCATAATTTAATCATATCGTCAATAGGACCATACATAAAATAATCAACGAGATATCCCGGACATTTTGGATAGACTTCATGATAATGCCAGCATAAGAAATTAAGTCTATCATCAACAAACAAATCAAAAATATTACCACCGACCGAAACCATATCTGAGCGAATTTTTAAAACATGTGTATATCCTCTGTTCTTAGCTAATAAAAGACCAGACATTGTTGATTTTTGTTGAAAAAGGAAATTTGAACATTCATTTGAATTTGGTTGTGAGTTAAAAATAACAACATCTGTAGAATTATAGTTGTCCTCATAACCTACCCAAGTCGAAAATATAATATCTATTCCATCAAAGGCAGTTTTAAGTTCATCGACATTATTTGACGGCCCCTGAACAACAACACACAGTTTCATGTAAATTCTCTCTTTGTAGTAATATTATACTCACTAAATAATTCACCCAACTCATTTGGATATTCTGAAAAATTCCATTTTCCTTTTACTATTGCTGTTGCTATGTAAGGCCAGATAGAGCTATCATAATGATTGAGTCCTCTCTTACATTCTCCAGAATAGTAATACAATCCTTTGAAATTTTTCATAACACCATCAAATTGCGGCTCTTGAAAAATCTTTTCTACAGTAACCGATTTCATCAGAGATATTAAAGATTCGCGTTTCCAAATAGTAGGCTGCATTGAAAACTTATCATCTGACAAAAAATATTTATCCTTATAAATCATTATCTTTGATTCTTGCTGTCTTATTAAACGACAATAATGAAATTCGGTTTCTTGTAAAAATTTAACAATATCAGTAATAGATTCGTTATCAATAGTAGCATATAATATTTGGTCTTCTTGAGAAAATATGACAAATTCATTATCCAATCTTTCCAAAAACCTAACATATTCCTCAGAGAATGGTTTATTATCATCATAAACAAAACAAACCTCATTCGGCATTATTTTATTTGTTAAAAAAATATTCTTAAATGGACAATATTTTTTCAATCGAGAAATATAACTCGGAACAACATCAAAAACATTACTATGTGTGTAAGTTGCTATTATCATATCAGTCACAACGCTTGCCATAATACTCCGTTCCTTCAATCATATAAGGTCTTGTTATCTTACCATGTATATAATTATCAATAGATGAACCAACATCAATATATCTATTTGTTTTATTTTTATTCCACAAATTATGAATAATTATTTCGCTCAATGGACCAGCAGACACAAACACCAACATGTTCTCAAAATCACAAAACTCATCAAGTTTGTCTAAAAATTCATTCTTATGTTCATTATAATAATTACAAACATTATCAGGTATTGGTAAATATTTTTTCACATTAAATGGATAATTATTAAATTCCCCTTCGTGATTAGCTATAACAATAACGTCTTCGTTAATATTAGAAATGATGTTTGAAAATTTACTATAGTTAGCATTTATCCATAAATTTGCGTATGATTTATTTATATTTTCAATTTTATTATTATAATACACGAACCCATTATAGTCACAACATTTACAAGATATTGCGTAGAAATAATTATCATCTGTATTGTGTAGTGTTTCTTCCAAATCTTTCCTAAAAATTAGATGATTATTATAATTCCATTTATCAACATTAAACGCCTGGGTTCCATATCCAACAGGTGAATTTTCAAGAATCATCCGCTCACCATCAGCATATCTAGCCCAAGCAGTAGGTAATTTATCTCTGAAAATTCTAATTGTATATTTTTCAAAATCAGTATCAAAGTTCATTTTTCAAAATCTCCACGATTCTTTTCGAAACATAGCCGTCGCCGTATGGATTTGTCACATTAATTAAATTTGTATGCTCCGATACACTTTTAACAATGTTATCAAATGAATTACCAACCAACTTAGACATACCGAGAGTTACGCTTTCCATTCTTTCGGTTGTTTCGCGCATAACATATACAAATTTATTGAATGATGGAGCTTCTTCTTGAATCCCACCCGAATCAGATATAACATATTCGCAGTTTTTAAGAACCGTTACCATATCAACGTATCCAAAACCATCAACCAGCACAACATTCTTATTTGTCTTAAATTTGTCGTGTATTTTTGAATAGATTGAAGGATTTTTATGAACAGAAAATATTATTTTCTGTTCCTTTGAAATATATTCAATAGCATCTAATATTTCATCTATCTTTGAATGATTCTCTCTCCTATGACATGTCACCAAAACATATTTACCACACACATTCAATTCTCTAAGGATATCTGAATTAATATTCGATGTTATCCTTAACATATCAGTGACCGTATTTCCAACAACATAATTTCTTGTAGTAATCACATGTTTCAAATTCACCAAATCCGAATCATTAGGACAAAAATTAAAATCGCTTATTTCCGAAATTATTCTTCGATTTATTTCTTCAGGGAATGGGTTTTGTTTATCGTTCGACCGCAACCCAGCTTCAATATGGATAACTTTTACTTGACGATTGAATGCTGCAAGAGCAACCATCATTGCGGTGGTTGTATCTCCTTGAACTACAACTGCATCGTATTTACAAACCAGTTCATCTATTTGAGTCAATATTTTTGAAGATAGTTTATTTAAAGTTTGTCCCTGTTCCATAGTTGATAGTGTATATGTTGGTTGAAATGAAAACTGTCCCATTATCGGATTTAACAATTCTACATGCTGTCCTGTGTTTACACTATCAACATTAAACTCTGAAGATAATTCCAAAATAAGAGGATAGACTTTTATGAATTCTGGACGAGTTCCAAATACACATAGAATCTTTTTCATCGTATACCTCTAACAGTCTTCCAACCATTATCTACAGCATACGACACACACAAATCTCTCTGTTGATAGAAATCTCCTACAGGCATGAGAGAACCGTTTGATGAAGCTTTGTCATCATTTCCCTTTTCGTATGGCGTTAATGAAGACCACATTCTCTTAAACGAAGGATTGTGAGGTGGGCAGAATGTTTCAATACCAGCATATTTTTGAGCATTAAATGACAATTGAATATCTTCTCCGTTATTTAAATATGGAGTTTCGTTCCACATAACATTTACTGCCTTTTTAGGCAAAAACCAAGCATGACCCACCAAATCAACTCTTGTTATTCCTGTATTTTGAGAAGGCCACCCAACACGTTCATGGTTCGCATATTGTCTCGAATTTAATATAACACCAGCCCCCCCAAGAACACCATTCGCAAATCTCATCGTATTCAAGCAGTTTTCATACCACATATCACCAGGAATTGTATCATCGTCAAATAAAGAAATATACGGTGTTTGTGCTAATAGAGCCAACGAAAAACGTCCATGATATTTAAAATTGTGATTTGAAAAAACAATTTTATCTACCCCAAGAGAATTAAAGTCAAATCCGTTGTTATCTTCATGATGATTTACCCAAAGCCATATTTCAGAATTTTGGATTGTTTGAGCTTTAATGGCGGCTATTTGTTCCTTTAGATAATATGGTCGTCTATAAACATTTAGAATTGTTGTTATCATATAATCGTTTTCCATTCTGTTAAAATTTCTTCATTACTCATATAAATCGCACCATCTGTTTTTTCATTTCCATGATATTCTGTGTTTGTTAAATTACATTCTGCTTTAATATATCCCCACGTTTCAAATTGTGAACTATGATAAACATCTGTAATATTATCATACATTTCTTGTTTATTTTCTACATATCCAACATGTTTTATTTTGTTTGGGTATGCTTTTAGATACGGAACTATTTTTGTCTGATAATATTCAGACTCACCAACATTACCAAATAAAAAAATCTTATTCATTTTGTCATTCAGTGCTCGTTGTATTGAAACATGAACATTTTTAATTGGATGTATCGTTCCTATTATTCCAGCAATCTTTTTATTTTTCTTTTCATTTGGAACTAATGAATCCATCACATTAGTAATTATACGACTAGAATCTGGCAAATTCTGTTCAACCCGGACCTTATCACTCACACATTGAACTGAATCAAATATAGACAAATTCAAATTCTTAGTGTCAAATATCTTAGTGAACTCATGAACACTAAGAATCATGTTTCTACAATTCAACCTATTTGGAATATTTAAATAATGAACAATTACAATGTCTTCGTGAGTAATTTCAACCGAATCAAGTTTTCCCGAATTACACTTGTTAAGATGCCAATCATGTGGTCCATACAACTTACATTCAATTCCGTTATTATTAAACAGATTCGTTAGATTGATAAATGCTGTTGTAGACCCACCATAAGAAGAATGTCCTGTGATAATCTTAATCATTTAAATCTTCCTTGTAATTGAATTCCTGAATAAAGTGTTCTCATACTATCATATCTCTTCATTCTAAATTCATGTGCCTTGTTCAACAAATCATCTCCAACTTGTTTATACCAACTCAATCCTTCATGATGAGTGAACCATTCCGTGTCAAATTTCCCGTTTCCTATTTTCAACCCAGCATTCAGAATGTCTTCGTAAAAAGTAGCACCAACATCATATTTTCTATTATCTCTATCAGTTGCTACTGGAACATTTCCATAAAATTGATTTGAATTTGTTGCGTCTATTCTTACTTGGTCATGGAAACTAATTCCGGCTTTGTTTATGTCTTCAATGTTTATAAGACAAAACCACGGATGAATTCTTGGGAAAAGTTGGTAAGGTCCGCGGTCGGCACACTTCTCCCCTAAGATAGTATAACCTTGGGAAATAAATTTGTTTACTATAGGAAATATATTTTTATTGAATGTGATGTCAGTATCAAGCAATAGAGCATATTTTGTTTTACATATTTTTAGAGCTTGGTTAACTGCTGGACTGTGAGGCATTCCCGGATTTCTAACAAACGGAATCTGGTAATAATTCAACATCTCCGCCGTTTGGTTGTTTGTTGAATTCTCCATTACAATCACATTTGCTGTTTGAACTGGATGTTTATAAAGCCACGATTTGAATAATGTTTCTGTTACAAGTGGAGTGTTGTATGAGCAAGTTATAAGAGTTAAATCATCCATTACATATTCGCTTTCTTTATAGCATCATCTACTTTATGTTGTATTTCTCGTTTTCTTTTTCCGCGAGTCATCAACAAAAGGATGTTTATTATTTCGTCTCTATCTGCTCTGCACTTAACCAAACTATGGGCGGCTTTGTATAGCCATTGGTCTGTTCCTTGACCAGTTCCTGTTTTGCTCCAATTAAAATTGTTTTCTTGGTGGAGTCTTTTTACAGTGTTGGTTAGCTTTTCTTTATAGTATTTAACCTTCTCAGAATCATTCATTGTGCTTGTCGTGGCGTATTGTCGTTTGTTTTTTAATGATGTTACGCTTTTATCTATTGCTATTGAACTCTTGAATCTATCTACCAGTCTTTTTGGGATGTCTGAGAATGAGAACGTCTTTCCTTCGTTAATGTGATAAAAATAGAATCCATTATCTCCTGGAGCTTTCTGACCAAATCCAATTCCGAAGCATGATTTATCAACACCTTCAAAATATTTGCTAAGAACACAATGACCTTTTTCAAGCTTAAGTTTTGTTGAATAGTCAATATATTCTTCTATTGTGTATTCTCTGTCAAGCGGAATAATGATTCTATATCTATCACTTGAGTCTTTTATTTTGTGTGAGAATGATGTGTAAAGATAAAATTGAAATTCTTTGTATTTGTCTATAAAATCTTGAATTGAAATTGATTTTTCAAAGTCTAAAATTAAGTAACTTAGTGAAATTGCGTTATCTTTATTTGCTGTATTATTTTTGAAATTGTAAGCGAATATTAGAGGTATTTCATTTTTATCAGAATATTGGTTTGGATTTATTATCTGTTTAACAATGAATTTGAAATCGATATTTTTGGCTGTTTCAGCCGACTCGTAGAAGTTTCTTACAAACATGTAACCCCAAGCAGAAGGAAGTCCCTCTACAAAAAAGGCTCTCAGAGTGAATCTGAAAGCCTTAGAGAACCTATCTAAAAGAACTTACTTCTTCTTTAGACCTGCGAAGAAATCGTCACCATCTTCGTCATCAGTTGTAGCGACAACCGGAGCTGGTTTCTTAGCAGAAGGCTTTGAAACAACCGGAGCGGGTGCAGGAGCTTCATCTTCAAACTGAAACAGTGGGTCAACTACTGGAGTATTGGTCCGTGCTACAGGAGCAGAAATTCCTTCAACCAAATTCAACTTAGCAACAAGTTCGTCGTTTGAGAGGAACTTATCACGAGAAATGATTGGCTTTAGGGGATATAGATTTGCTTCAACTGCTTCAACAACGTGGTCAGGAAGCTTCGAAACAGACATGAATTCACTGGAGTCGTAATTAGGAACGGGCTTCTTAGCTCCACGGAAATCATTGATAATC